AGCACTGTTCCGCTATTACTAAGTTCCAATGTACTAGCACCAACCTTAAAAGTAATTTTCCCGCTGGCAGGAACAGTAATTGTGTAATGATGTTGCAGACTGTTATAGTCAACTGTCGCACCATCGGGATACTGTATTCTTGCATTGTCTTTGTTATCATCAGGAGCCTGATTTTGAAGACTGGCAATTCCTGGAAGTACAACACCTGCAGTTAAATCACCTGATTGTGAAAGCACCATCACTTGCTCGCCAGGACTAAGTGGAGACCAGGTCTTAGTCGTGCCCGCGCGAACCGTCGCAATCGGTAACCAATCAGTCAAGATATTGCCCATTCTTACCCGCACTGCCGGTATCCGCTCATAGCGCACCTCTGCAACCGTGCCAATTCGCAACAGGTTTTCCAGCCTTCTTTGAATTTCTGCGATTGTGTTTTCCATGTCCGTATTGTGGCATTCGGCAACACCAAAAGCACGTAGCAGTGGGTTGTTATGAGGTATAGCAACTTCTGTAATTCCGATTTGCGATCAATTTAATTGCATGGGGATTTTAAATAGTAAAAAAAAACCACCTGATACTAATCAGGTGGTTATTCGAAAAAAAGCTGCCCGAGAATTATTTAAGTCACGAGTTCAGATATTTTCTCTTAATGAATTTTAAGCCGGCGGCTGATGCCACTCCCGACGTAAGTTTTTCTTGGTTTGCTCAGCCCAATATTCATGATTATAGGGTGGCGTAAGTCTAAGCTCTTCAGAATAGCTATGCACTGTTTGTGATCCGTTCTTTTGAGTTTTATGTAACTCAGATAACTCTATCTTGATGTTGTAGTCCGGGCCAATCTTCGTGGTATAGCTCACCGAGAATTGCAATCATTTTTCTAACTTAACCGGATTGTGAAATATGTCGTCCTGGTTAATTTTCAACCAGCGGATAAGTGGCAAGACGATATCCTTCAACTCAATTTGACAAGCTAGGAAGTTTAAATTCAGGTGGTAAGCGTAGTGATGATTTAGCGAGTCTGAAGCTTGTAGAAAAATTTTTCCATCATCAACACTGAGGTTAAATTTTTCAGGATTATTTTTTAAATAGCTGATATTTTCAATCAGATACCGGTGTAATTCGAGAGGTTTTTTCATTGTAGATAGCTTGGACTTTGTTGTATGAATCTATACAAAAATTCAGGTCAATTATGGCTTGATTTCCTTCGGTGTCGATGCTTGTAAGAATTGTTCCAGCCTCTGTAGTAAGTTCGGCTCGCGTTTCTTGATTGTTGTCGGCAACTGTGGAATTTCCATTCTTACCGGCATCGCGCTTGGCAATGGGGACTGACAAGCGGATAGCCCCAGATTTAACAGCAAAAATAAAAGCCTTAGTTTTAGAGATTTCATCTTGAATTTTCTGATTGTGCCGGTGTTGTAGTTCGCTCAAAGCCTGATGTGACAGTCGTTCTTTTTTCAACATAATTAATTCAGCATTTGCTATCAGATTCTGCCGCTCCAGTTGCGACGCCTTCAAACTAGCATTTAATTCCAGATTTTTTTGCAGACAAAATAGTAGTAGCAAAGTCAGCATTGCCAGAGCCCAGCTCATAGGTTCAATAAATCTTACTAAGCCTATTAGTTTTTTAAACATAATTCACGCTCGGCTAAACGTCGTTTCACTAAGCCAGGCAAAACTATGCCGTTTGCTTTATTCCATCTCAACATTTGATCGCAGGCCTGAGCATGGTGGCCCATATTCAGCATTTTTAGCATGGTCGATTCCTGGCCATTTTTCAAAATACAGAATCCATCTTTCTTACCAACTTGACCCGGGCCAACATTGAAAACAAACGAACTAAATGCAGCTCTTTGATTATCGTTTAACGGGCGTTTTACACATTGATCAACGATAGCTCTCGCTTTCAATAGATCTTGCAAAGTAAGTTCGTCACATTCTTGCTGGGTATAAAATTGGCCTACCCTTACTTCCTGACCAGTATGGCCACGACATACAGTAGGAATGCCGATAGGATCTAGGTAACTCGCTTGTCGATTTCCTTCAAATAAGACAATTAGAGACAGCGCGGCAGCAATACCAGCAGCGGCTAATTTTTGCGTCAGCGTTGTCATGAGCTCTTACTATTCTTTTTTGTTTTTAAAAAATTTATCTTTAACGAAAAAAATGATTTGTAAACCGGTATACACGATAGTCAGAATAAATACCCATTCTTGTAACGGTATGCCAGCCAGCGTAATGGCACTGATTGCCAATGGTGGAACAGATTTGATGGACTCCATACTGACTCTTCAGTCCCAGAGTTGTATCAAAGGCAGAGTTGTGTTGGCACTTTTTTCGGGCAAAGTGACGACCGTACCCACGGGTAAAAAACAATCAAACTTTGCTAAGCCTGGATTCAACGCTAATGTTTGCTCACATAAGCCTGCCGTCTTTCCAGTAACACGCCAACATAACGCGTCCAAGGTTTCATCTTTGTAAGCATAAAATTTATTACTCATATTATTTATTTAGATTTATTAAGAGGTGTCAGCGCTACACAGCTGCATCAAACTTATTCTGCACAGCTGAATGGAATTTGCGGCCCCATAAAACGGCCAAGCGACAATTCTCAAAATTAAGTCTGTGTAGACGCTCGTTCAGACAACTTAAATTACCGACGATCAAACTCTATGATCAGGCTAATTAGATGCCAAGTGAATTCGTCTTGGGTTGCTATTAGCAATAGCAACTTTTCACTTGATTACAAGAGGTAGCATGAGCAGGTAAGCTGCTGCCTCAAACTATTTACCTGCATAAAGTCGGGTAGAAACTGTGAAATGGTTTATAGCCTACTCGCTCGAACATGGCATTTGCGCATATTGAAATTAGCTGAACAGATAGGTTTCTTGTCTGCGTTTAACTCGATACCGATAAATGTAATTCTATTATTGCAAGCTTTGAGGTGTAACTTACGAACTATGGTGGGAAATGAAGAGTATGGACATTGCAGATGCTGCACAAACAGATATCGATAGCTTTATTCACCAGGCAATCTGGTTGAACAGTAATTTAACACGCCTCAAAGCGAATGGGATCTGCCATTATTGCCTCGAAGACACTGCGCAAATCTTTTGTTGTATTGAATGCCGTGATGACTATGACCGTGAACTTCAAATCAAGCGAATTACGGGTAAGCGCTAAGGCTGGCCATCTATTTTTGGGCGATTGCAGGTTGCGACATCACATATGAGTAATTTAAGTAAGCTGGCTAAAAATCAAATCTAAGCCTTTGATTTTATATCACATTTCGTTTTTCATTAAAAAGTAACTTGGGGTAATCGATGACACGACTAATGTGCTAAGTCATTGAATTTAAATCGAATGAGCCAGTCAAGCTGATTACTATACTGTGTAGTAATCCAATTACTATAATCGGACTTAAATAATTGCTTAACCTATACCTTAAGATCGACAAAGATCTCAATTATTCAACGACTTAGAAAATCTGTGTCGCGCGCATTACTGAAATTACTCTTTTGCCAGTGGGGGCAATAATTTTAACAATTTAGCCAAGCATGTCTCAATTCAAAGCTAGACATAGTATTCGTCAGCAGAATTTCAATACGCTATTATCACTACGCACAAAATACGCACCAAATCAATAAATATCTGATTATTATAGAAAACTCATTCCTGTCGGCGGAACTATAGCCATATACTTGGAATTCATACAATACCCAGAGCTGCCTCAATAAAAAAATCAGGAAAAATATTCCTGGCTTAAACTAACAAGCTATTGACTTTTAGCCCTACGCAAAAGCAAACGCAAATCCTGCCCTATGATTTGCTGATCGACAAAGTGCCAGTGACTGGCGTCTTGCAATGCGCTGAGCTCAGGCAAATTCAGCATGGCGCGTCCTGGCCCCAGCAAAGTGGGCGCCAGATACAGCACGATTTCATCGACCAAACCGGCTTGCAATAAAGCGCCATTTAATTCGGCACCCGCCTCAGCATGCACGGTATTGATTTGACGTGCGGCCATGGCTTGCAAACAAGCGCATAAATCGACTTGGGTTGTCGCTGCACTCGCTGCAGGCAAAGCCAGTAATTCAGCCTGGTATTGCAATGCTTGCTGCGCCTCACTTATGCTGCCCTCAGACAGCGCATGCACCAACACCACCGCGCCCTGTTCCGGCGATTTTGCCGATTGCAATAAGCGTGAGGTCGCGGGCGTGCGCAAGCGGCTATCGAGTACCCAGCGCTGCGGCTGGATTATTTTTTGCGCCGGATTAGTGCTTGCCAGATCGCGCACATTAAGTAAGGGATCATCCGCCAACACGGTGCCACTGCCGGTTAAGATGGCATCCGCCTGGGCGCGCCAGGCATGGCCGTCGGC